CCACCCAGTCGCCGATCTGAATGATCGCTTCCTCAAGGGAAGCCTCAGTTACGTCGGCTGGTGTTGCCAGCTTGTTACTCTGCGATCCACCACCCCAGAGAGGGTGAGCGGTGCTGAACAACGAAACATTGTCACCACCCAGGAAGCTCGCGGAGAACCCGTTGTTTAGGACGTTAGAGCCCTTGACTTCCTTCGTGTGTTGCATCGAACGAGCCAGTGCTTTCGCGTACTTTGAGCCCAATGCTCCGTACAAGCCATCCTCTTCCGCTTCCTCGGTAATTGCAAAAGCGAGAGCTATGGTTTCATGGTTATACCGAGCGACGTAGGATTCTGATCCCTCGTCGTATTCGATTGCAGCGCCTTCGCCCTTCACGGGTGCAGCGCCGAATCCTGCCATCAGTACGTCTTCCTCAAAGGCCTTGCGCGAAGTGGTTACGGCAAAGAAACCCCTCCACTCTTCCGGGTATGACTTGTAAGCCATACCGAAAACTGCGTTCAGACCTTCTTGAAGCTGCTTGCGGAAATCCGCTCTATTCAGTGCCATTAGTTATTCTCCTTAGGCTGCAGCGTCAGTGTTCGCAGCGAACTGCGGACGAATGAACTGAACTAGGGCCAGTGTTCCAACCTCGTCTCCACCCTCTTCGCGAGGTGAGATTTCGAGAATCTGAACAACGTTCGTTGATTGAACGGTGGCGTCCGTGTTAGCAGCATCCAGTTGGATAGCTGTTGCACGACCAGTTATGTCGGAACCGCCCACGAAAGCCACGAGGTCGGCATACTCGCCTACCTGAGACTGCGTTAGGGCAGCAGAGGCCTGAACCAGGAATACTCCTGTTGCAGGGTAAATTCTTGCTTTGACGGTAGTTCCGCTTTTGACAGCGCCCGGTGCCGGCCAGTAGTTCGAAAACCGAATGTCGCCATTGGCATCTACATACTCAACCCCATCGAACACGCCAGCAACAGCAGCCGCCGCAGAGGCAAGCACAATGAGTGTTCCATCAGTGTGGGACGTCACAGGCTGACCAGAGTAGATCTTGGTAGAGTAGGTACCAGAGATCCTAGCGTCAACGCTACGACCTGGGGTGCCACCTCGACCTTTAGCTACATCAAAGCCTCGTGGTCCATTTGCATTTGCAGTGAATGACATGTGTCGTTCTCCTGTGGTTCAAAGAAAACCGGGTTGGAGAACTTGGGAGCCCGTTGCAGGCTCCCTGTCGTTAGGTTACTCTGCTGGGTCCGTAGGGACTCTTAATCGGCGTTTAGTTACATGAGACCTGCGACTTGCCGCAATCCGGGGCCCTCCGCTCGAAACCTTCCGTAGGTCGCTTTCGATGCCCTCAATCATCCGATCCTTTTTTGAATCGTAGAAGGCGTTACGTTGGAGAGCCTTTTTAATTGGCATTTCACAAAGTATCAAGTCTTCCACACCGATAACATTGCCTAGCCTGGCGTGAAGGAACGTCGGTGGTTGATATTCCTTAGGAACCGTATCAAGGGACCTAGGAATCCATCCTTCACGAAATTTCCGCATCGTGTTCTTCGGGTCGTCTCTGTTTCCGTGTCTGACACGAACCCACCGCTGGGTAAAACCCTTGCGGCACTTCGGTGCTTCTAGTTCCGATGGTCTAGTCCAGGGCGAATCATGAGCGTCCCGGTCCACACCGTACGACTGAAATACATCTTCATCAGTCGATCTATTGTCGAGGTGGTCGACCGCGTGCGGATCTTCCATCTCTGCTTTTATTTCTGCACGAATCTCGTTTTCTATTCGCGTCCTGTACGCCTTTTTCGCAACGGCGCTTCTTTGTGCTTTCGTCAATGACATGAGCCTTAACCCCTCTTGCTCTTCTCGGCTGCGAAGGCCTTAGCCTGCACTGGATCTTTAGGATCCATTCCGAAAATTTCCATTTGCTCTTGATCGGCCGTTGTCAGCCTAACAACACCTTGACGCTTCTTGCCGCGCCTCGTGCCTGCCTTAGTGGTACCTCCAACCGCGCTTCTTCGTTTCTTGGCAGCGGCCTTCCGCTTGTCAGACTTGGTTGTCTTTTTGGCCAACTTGACGATCCCTGGAAACTGAGGGGCTAGAATTTTCTCCATCTCCTCGTAATAACCAGCGGTGTTCTTGTCGAAACCCCTTGCGGCAACCATCCTGTCGGCCTGTAGGGCGACGGCGTGAAATTGCTTGTTCGTGTTGAACTGAGGGTATTTGTCAATCCACTTACGTCCCTCGGCAGGTGTGCTGTCGGAGACATCGTCAACGGACTCCTCAATCTCACTCTCAAGCCTCTTGAGTTCCAACTGAGCGGCCTTTCTGTCGGCTTTAATATCGAGAATCTGATCATCGATATCTACCACTTCATCGGTATTGCCTTCATCCAGGGCCTCGGTCTTCTTCTTCCTAAGTTTCCTGAGTTTCGATTCTGCGGTGGCTTGCTCGCTATTGAACTCGTCTTTTGCGTCTCTCAGCTTCAGGCGGTTCTCCAGCTTGGCGATTCTTTTGTCAGCTTCTGCCGACTCATTTATCCTGAGATTTCGCTCTCGGTCGATGCGTTTTTGAACTTTCTTGCTGTTCCGTTCTTCTTCATCATCGTCGTCGTCATCAGAATCATCCAGATCATCATCATCATCATCATCATCATCATCATCATCGTCGTCGAGTTCGTCGAGATCATCGTCGTCGTCGTCGTCATCAGAATCATCCAGATCATCGTCATCATCATCATCGTCGTCATCCTTACCCTTTGGTGGTACCCAGTTGTCGTCATCCTTACCACTGAGTGCCGCTTTTATAATCGGGTTGTCTGAGTCTGACAGGTCCAACTCAAGATCTGGGGCGTCGTCCGGATCGCCGTGCAAGTCATCGAAGTCACTCTCGACCACATAGCCTTTTTTCTTACTCATGCCAAATTTTCCTCCAGCCTAAAGCTGTGTCGCCAGCCCAATATGGGGTGGCGAGGTTATTTTCTTACAAGCTGTTGATTAATGCAACCGATAAAGAGCAGTATTGGTAACAAACAAATTACCCTAAACATCGATCCAAGAGTAGTACGCATCCGGATCGCTGGCGATGGCTAATACGTCAGTGTCGTTGAGCAACCTCAGTGGCTTTTTTTCTCCGCGCTGCCTGATTTGTAGTCCGCCGTATGGAGCAAAGAAAACACTATCGCCAACCTGAGGCACCACAGCCCACTTTTTCATATCTAACCCACCAGCTGTCCTACTCTTAAAGGCGGCCTCGCCTACGGCAACCAGTTCACCGATGTAAACCAGGTGCTCCTGTGCGTCCTCTGTTGGAGTGAGATCCAGACCACCGTCGCTCATGGTTTTGGCTTCCTTCGGTTTAACGATAACCCTCCAACCAACGGGCATTGGCACTTCCTTAGCTTTCATCCAGATCACCTAGTTCCTCGCCAGTCTCATCCTCTGACTTATTGAATTCCTCAAACAGTTCCGACAAGTTATCGTTAATGCGATTAACCTCTCGATATCTGCCCACCATCTGTTTGTATTCCTCCACAGGCACGCCGTTAGCTATATGGTGTGCCAGGAAGTCTATCCTATCCGTAAACTGTGCATTCAGCTTAGAATATAGCCACGATACGCCTCCACCATCCACCTTACTACCTCCTAGTTTTCCGCCTCACGACGAATGTTACTTCTTCTTTGTTGCGACTGGCCCTGCCCGCCAGCCTTCAGGTGCATTATATGTCGAAGCAGTTCCCTAAATCCACGATCTAGCTCCTTAGCTGAACTAGCAAATTTCAGTGGGGGTATCTCTTTTGTGGTAATTCCTTTGGTCCTTAGAAAGGACCTGGCGGCGCGAATCTCGCGAGGCGTTGCGGCAGCCATTATTTATTCTCCGATAAATCTTTCTTTGCGTGCTGTAGATCCCTAATTTTTCCAAACCCACTATGAGAAACTCCGGTTTCGGGATTTTCCCACCCTTTTTTTTGCGGCTTACACATACCGCACCCAGCCCTGGCTCCAGGATGTCTTTTTCGTTTGTGGTGCATTAATCAACCAGCTTTGACGAGCGGGACGCGGAGTCAAGCAGGTTATCCGAAGTCTTCTTGCGATGCTCCTGAGTGGCTTTGTCGCTAGCAATGTCAATGGCCTGATCGGCCTTCTCGCCGGTTGTTTGCAGGTCTTGCTGGTGACTTTCGTCCTTGTGCTTCAATGCTTGCTGGTGACCTTCGTCCTTGTGCTTCAGAGACTGTTCGTGCTCTGCTTGTGCCTGTTCTTCAGGTGACGGCTCGGCACCCTGAGGTGGTGGAGGCGGCGAGATGTTCTCAGCTATTGCCCGAGCAACAGCGTTATCCATTTCAATGTCGACGTCTTCCTCGTCCCGGATAGACTTGAAGTCTGTGTCTGGTAGCTTGGTGCCAAGCTCTTGCTCTATTCGTAACCTGTAGGCGTGCGCGTGATGCTGTGCCAAGTGAGCACTCATGTTAAGGCTGGCTGCCTGCATTAACTGCGGATCTAAACCCATACCCTCGGCTTCCTGAACAAACAGCTGGTGAGCTTGGATGTGACTGGTGTGGTCCTGCTCAGGGAAGGCCTCAACCGCCCCACCAGTCAAGATCACCTGATTTTCAGTAACTGGGTCAAGACGCTTCGTCTTCTTTTTTGGAAGCAACCTTTCCGGATCGGGGGTCCGTAGCGCCCTATGCATGTCTAAATGGGCCTGTCTCTTGGCTTCCTCGTCATACAGTTCGGGCGCACTACCAACAAGTTCCAGTTCCGCTTGTGCTTGAGCGACTCGCTGCACGTTGGAGTATATGTTGGGATCAGATATTGGCAGTATATCAACTCGACCGTCAAAGTCTGAACGAGCAACCGACCGATCCCCACCAGACACGTCGTACGGATATTCATCATCCATATGCTCGTGGTTCAACTCAGCCAACAACTTAAACTCAAAGCGGGCGGACTTGTGCATGCGTTTATGAATGCCAGAGTAGACCTTCGATCCCTGCTCAATTAAGGCTAGAGTGGTGCCGACAGGCCCCGTGTTATCCGCCGTCCCGGTCATTGCCTCGGTAGTCGAGCTGAACCCTTGAATGCCATTAACGAGCAGCTCTAACGTATGGAACAATGCTGGAGATGGCTCCTTGAATGGCGGCGTATAGAACGACTTGGACAAGTCTTCAGCCGTCATGTCTACATCTTTCCAGACACCTGGCGTAAAGATGAACTCTCCGGCAACTTTTGATTCTTTCGACTTAAATCCGCCCTGCAGGCTTGCTGTCGCCGAGCCATCAAGAAGGGCCCGCAACGCGCCTGACGCCGCCTTTCCAAGAGCGCCAATAATATGTAGGTAACCCCACCCATAAAACCCAAGCCCTGGAAGGAACTTGTAGTGGATGAAGTGGACTCTCTTTCTTCTGTCTGTGTCATGCTCTCTCCAAAGTCTGCGTATAGCCAGTATTTCACCAGATTCTACTTCTATAGTAACAGCATACGGAAGCGCAACCTTAAAGTCGTCCTCGCCATCCGGGTCATCAAATTCATCAAAGACGTGCTCTACGTGTAACTCGAACAGGTCATACGTCACGTCATCCTCTGCTCGAAACGCCTCCCTATCGTCAGATGAGTCTTCCAGTGACTTATCAAATTCATTTACCGTAGTAGCGATAATTTTTCCGCTCGGATCAAGAGCGGAAGAGTGGATGAATTCCCCGGACTGGATCCGACTGTTTATTTGGTTGCCGGTTAGCGAGTACTTGTGAGTGTATCTTGTGGCCGACTTCAGCGAGGTTGCATCATAAGGAACGACCAGGTCCTCGGCCGTAACTAAGCGAGAGACCGCCATTTTTTCTGTGTGGTCATAAAACACTTTCTTGAATGCGCTGCCGGCGTAAGGCAGATATACCGTCATCTTGTCCGTATCGTCGAAGTACTCTTCGTCAATATCGGTGAGTTGGTAATTCATGAAGCCCTGTACGCGTAAAGCCTGCTCCTCTCTTTCGACGCTTGATTTGCCAATAACAACGGTCTTCACCGGCCCTTCAGAGGGGAAGAGTTCTTCCATTGCGTTCGCTTGAAAACGAACAATTGCTTCAGCAATGGCTGGATGGTTTACAGTGCTGGACCCATCAAACGCGCTAGACTCTGTCGGTATGTCCTCGACCCCGATAATTTCGAGACCCTCTATCAG